CGCCGATCGCGGGCACGCGCAGCGTCACGACCAACGGCGACGCCGCAGAGGTGGCGGCGTGCGCGTGCGACGGCGTACTTGGTGGAGCGTGGGATGCATGCGTTGCACAGTGATTTCCACAGGACTGCGGCGGCGGATACCAACATCACGGTGGTGTGGGCGCGGGCGGGTTTTAAGGTGAATGCGAAGCGGGTGTTTTGGTCGTTCTTTCCCGGTCCGCGTGTTGGCGCATCTGGGGCGGGAAAGGAAGTGCAGTCATGACGGTATCGCAGATGGCGCGGGTGCTGGCTTTTGCGGCGGGAGTGGGTGTGGCGGCGCTGGTATTGGTGGTGTTTGCCGTTGTCATGTTGTCGCTGGCTTGAGAGAAAGGGAACGAGATGACAACTTACAAGATGGTGGAAGTGCAGGTGGACCTGTCGGATTTTGAGACGGAGGCGTTGCTGCAGGAGTTGATGGACCGATCGCAGGCCGAGCAATCTGCGCCGAAGGTGCGCAGCTGGTTGCTGGAGATGTTGTCCCCGGACCTCGAACCGTTGTTGAATGAGCTGTATCAGGTGCAACGTACGGACCAAGCTTTATTTTTTGGGCACTTACGGCCGCACGAAGTGCAGCGGGACCAATTGCTGGCCAAGTTGTTTGACATCACGCTGGGGAGACTTCTGTGACTGATCCTTTTTCGTTGTTGATAGCGGCGCACGTTCGGGCGGCCAATCGGATGGAGGCAATCATCCAGAACATGGGTTGGGTGGCCACGGACAACGATTATCTGAGCAAGACCAACAAGGGGATATTGAAGACCACGCGGCTGCGCAGCGGGAAGTATGTGCATCGGATGGAGGCATACGCATCATGATCCTCCGTGCGCGAGACAAGCAGATATTGGCAGCGATGCGTTCATTGCAGCGCGATGGTCGGGAGTTGAGCACGAGGAACATTGCTCAGTATGCAAAGGAAACGAATGTAGTGGCGGGGCATTACCTGCGCAACATGGTGAGGAAGGGGCTGGTACTTCGCACGGGGATGGTGAAGACGTTGGAGGGTAATTTCCGTGAGAAGAACATGTCGTGGCGGATCAATACGCAGTTTGTTGAACAACTAGAGAAAGAAGACGATGAACGAACCAAAGCAATTAACAAAGAGGGCAAAGCGCTTGCCGGGACAACCGGCGCGGTGCACAAAGTGCAAGGTACTGAAGGGTCCGGAAAACTTTTGGTTAAACAGGTACGGGACGCTGAACAGCTGGTGCAGAGCATGTCATTTGATCGCCTCTCGAAAGCACTGGCGGGAGTACTACATGACAACCAAGCCGAGACTGGATGATAAGTTGTCAACAGCGCCGGATAAGTTGTCAACAGCAACGGATAAGTTGTCAAAAAAGGAGAAATAGCATGATTCCGTCGATGGTGTTTTTTGGTGGGCTGTTCATGATCCTCGCTGCGTTCATCGTGTTCGTGATGTTTGTGGACTCTATCAACAACAAGCGCTTGTGGTTAGAGGATGCGTGTGCAGCGGTCATGATGATGGGTTTTGGTATCGCGGTGATTGGTGTGCTGTTGTTGATTGGGAGGTGGTTGGGATGACTCTGACTCACCTGATTGGCGTGATACTTGTGTTGATCGGCGTGCATTTGCGTCTGCTCAGTCACAAAATTGCCGAAGCTGAAAAGCGGATAGAAGAACTTGAAAAAGGGAAGACCAATGCCTGACATCACAATGTGTCCCGGTGCGGGATGCAACAAAAAAGATACGTGCTACCGACACACGGCTACACAGCGCAAGCCGTACCAAGTGCAGGTGCAACAAGCACCGGAGGACTGCACGCACTACTGGCCGATTGACGGACGGCGCGACAAGGACGGCAAGTGGGAGATGGACCTGATCCGCGATCCGATGACCGGGGTGGTGTTGTGAGGGCCCGTGGTGTGTTGCCGCTTGCAGCAGTGCTGCTGCTGTCCTGTTCCTCGGTCCACGCTGCGGGTTCGTTCTACACCGGAAATAAATTGTTGCAGCTATTGCAGAGTGACAATTATCAGGAGCGTGGTGTGGCGATGGGTTACGTGGCGGGTGCGATTGACATGGGAGATGGTGTGATCTTTTGTTCGCCGAGCAATACGGTGACGATAGGTCAGGTGCGTGACATGGTGCAGGGGTACTTGGAGACCACACCGTCGATTCGTCACATGGCAGCGGATGCCATCATCATTGATTTATTCAAACGACTGTGGCCGTGCCCGAAGCGCGGGACCACGCTATGACCGCCAAAGGGTGGAGAAAGAGACAGATCATGCAGTGGGTGCCAAGCGAGAAAAAAGAACAGCCGGATCAAGAGCCTGATGACTTGACTATTGCCTACATGGCTGGATTTTATGACGGTAAAAACAAATATGCACCACAGCCCAAGCCGGAGCAAGAGCCGGTGGCGTGGTTTGATCCTGATGCTTGCATCGGCGATGAATGTCGATTTTGTTCTGCGAAAACTAAATCAAATAATGTTCCTCTCTACACCACACCACCACAGCGCACATGGGTTGGGCTGACGGATGCCGAGATTGCGGAACTGCACCATGAAATTAAAGTGCGGCTGATGGGCACATACAAAGCCGAAGACATTTACCGCGCTATTGAATCCAAACTGCGGGAGAAAAACGAATGCTAGTCCAACTTATCAAGCCTGACCCGATATTGTTGGAGGACCCAGTGCGTCCGGGCATCTGGCCCGAGGAGAGGTTGGGGTACACACGAGATGTGTGGATGTTGATCGAAGACAAGCAAGTGGCGGCGATCCTGTGCGTGGCGTTCAAAGACACTATCCCAACTACAGAAACTGAACTGCTGTCTGACCCGAAGAAAGTCACATTTGACAACGCCATCTTGTACAGCATTTGGTCATACAAGAAAGGCGCGGGCAGCACACTGGTGCGTGAGTACCTTGAAATGGTTCGCTTTGAAGGTTCGCTTATCAAGCGCGTGGTCACCATGAGTCCGAAAACCGAGATGGCGCGCAACTTTCATTACAAAAACGGAGCGCGGTTGCTCCAAGCGAACGAGGAGACGGTGAACTATGAGTACTGAATATGATCATTCGTAAAGTTCGCAATCAAAACAAAATTATCATAGTTGTACAGCCTGCTGAAATTGCTCTTGCTCGGAAGCTTGGAATACCGGTGCAGGACTATGTGAGAGGGGGGTTGTTGCTCACAGCCAAGGAACGCAAGTGGAAATGGTTTTTAGAAAAGCAGGGGGAATGATGCGGTGGATATCAAATAGATATCTCAGAAATGAGATACGGCTGCGCTACATCAAGCAAGCGTATTGTCGAGGGTTTCAGATGGGGGTGGCTGCAACGGCCACCATTTTTTGTGTAGTAATTGCAATAGGGTGTGTACTACGATGATTGATTACTCAGAAGGACTTATCAGGATTCAACAACTGCAACGCGCGGCCCACGATGCGTTGAACGAGAAGGATTGGGCACGGGTATGTGACATGGCAGACGAGATCATCCTCGCTGCGCGGTCCATCAGAATGCATTGCATCAGCGCTATGGAGGAAGCATGACACAGCAATTGAAGAGGTTCATCGCCGCGCAGTGGTTGGAGGAGCAGGCACAGGCATTGCCGGAAGAGAAGAACGCGGAGAAGTGGCAGCTGGAGTTTGCAGTGGCGTTGCTGCGAGAGGAGCAGGTTGATCCGTTGGCAGAGCTGAAAGAAAAGTACGCCAAGCAGGGCCTGCTGTTGCGCTTTGATGAGGATGGTGTGTCGCACATTGGACCGAAGGACCCGGGCCATGAGTAAAGCCAATGAGGTACAGGTAGGCGGCACGCATTACAAGAACAAGGCCATCCAGCCATGGGACTACATCGCTTCCAACGAGATGGGGTACCTTGAAGGCAACGTCGTCAAGTACGTCACCCGCTGGAAGGACAAGGGTGGGCTGTCTGATCTGGACAAGGCCAAGCACTACTTGGAAAAGTTGATTGAAGTGGAAACGGACAAGGCAATGTGCAGGGAGTCCGATTGCCTCATCGGTTTTATGGATGAGATGGCCAAGGGCAAGTCGAAGAAAAAACAAAAAGGAGAATGAAAATGGCAGGCAAACGTAAGGGTATCAACCTTAAAATTTACAAGCTGTTAATGAAGTATCCGTTCATGCCCCGAACGGTAGTATTGAGCAAGCTGGGGCTGGGCGAAGAGCACACAGTCTCGGTGTATCGCATCCGCAATGAAGTTCGCAACGAATGGCTGAAACAAATACGGGAGGGAACGTGGCTGTCCTCGCCTTCGAAGAAGAAAAGCGTAATACAGGAGGTCAAACAAACCAGCGCTGAAGTGACCACAGACATCGAGAACATGCAACAGGCTTACAACATGCTGTCCAAGCATCACGATGCGTGTCTGGCCCGGATCGCGGACCTCGAGCGCCAGAACGACATCATGTTCGGCTGGGGCTACTTTTGGAAATGGCTCGCGCGCCGCGTTACGTCACGCAAGGACTGGCAGTAACCTTACTTAGGCCGCTTCACCCCAGCTGGGTCCGATTTCCACATCCACCCGGCTGGGCACTTCCAGTTTCACTGCGCTGGCCATGATCCGCGCAGCTTCAACCGCCTCTTCCCTGTTGTTGACCGATAGCGCCACCTCGTCGTGCACCTGCAGCGCGCAGGTGAACCCGGCCTCTGCCAGCGCCACCATGGCCGCCTTGGTCTGGTCTGCGGCACTACCCTGAATCAAACGATTGAGGCCCTTGTAGGTCCCAGCGCGCTTGATCCGATGTCCGTATTCAATGATGGCCTGTTCACGCGGCAGCGCCTTGTGTACGCCCCACTGGGTGGGCTCCCACAGGGGGAATCGGCAGCGGCGGCCAAGCAAGGTGCGGATCGCGCCACCGGAAGCGGCGTGTTCGATGCGGCGCATAACGGCTTCGATCGTACCTTTGAGGAACGGGACCTTGGTGTGGAAGGTGCTGATCAGGTCGGAGGCTTCTTCCGGAGACAGGCCCAGCTCTCCGGCCAGCTTGGCTTTGCCCATGCCGTAGGTCAGGCCGAGGCCGATGGTCTTGGCGGGCTTGCGGGCAATCCCGGCCATGTCGGCCACCATCTGGTGAAAGTCTGTCTTGGGGTCGTTGCGGTAGGCGTCCACCATCTTGTCGACACCGGGCAGTTCCAACAGGTTTGCGTAGTGCACCAGCAGGCGCGGTTCTTGGGAGGAGAAGTCGTTGGAGGCCCAGAGCTGGCCCTCCTCTGGCAGGAACAGGCTGCGCACCATGGGTCCGATGATCTCGTGCCGGGCCGGAACCTGCTGCAGGTTGGGGTTGGCCATGGATAGGCGGCCGGTGACTGTGCCGCCATCGTCCGAGCGCAGTTGGTTGACGTGCGGGTGGATGCGCCCTGTCTTCTCGGAGAAGTTCAGGTATGGCTGCAGGAACGTGCTGTGCGTCTTGTTGGTCTCGCGGGCCTCGATGATGAGCTTGGCCACGGGATGCTCGCAGTTGTCGAGGAAGTTCTTGGTGAAGCTGGGCAGGCCGTTCTCGGTCTTGTTGTATGCAATGCCAAGCTTGTCAAAGGCGGTCGAAATGGACTGCGCAGCCCAAATATCCACGGTTTTCCCGCATATTTTGCGTAATTCGGTGTGTATTTCACGCTCTCTGCCTTGCAATTGCGTGATTAGTTGCTCGGCCCGCGCTCGGTCAAACCTGATGCCCCGGCGGGTCATCTCGAACAGGACGGGGAAGGTTTTGGTTTCCAGATCGAAGATGGATTCCACCTCTTCGCGCCGCATCAGGCCCTTGAAGTGCTGCCAGAGCTTGAGCGTCAGCGCAGCGTCCTGCTCGGCGTAGTCGCCCACGTACATGGCCGGGAGCTTCCAGAGCTCTTTCTTGGGGTGCACGCCGAAGTCCCCGGCGGCTTGCTTGAGGCCCTGCTCAGACTTGATTTCTTGCAGGTAGTCAAAGCCAAGGCTGTTCAAGCTGAAGGAGAAGCGGTTCTCGTCCAGCAGCGGCGCGGCGATCATGGTGTCCACGATCCGGCCGTTTACCTTGAAGCCGGTGGCAGTGAGCCAGCCCAGATCGTAGGCGGCGTTGTGCATCACCTTGTCGGCGGGCAAAAGCATCACATCCTTGATCCACCGCTCCACGCGTGCTTTGTCAAGGTTGCCCCCACCTTGGTGGGCAACGGGATAGTACCCCTTCCAGCCGTCCACGGCGATGGCGTAACCAACGATGAAGCCATCGTTGCGGGGCCAGCCCGGACCGAAGGATTCCATGTGGGGGTCACAGGTCTCCAAGTCGATGGCAATCTCTTTGGCTGTGGACAGGTTGGGGAAGGTCTCAGGGGCAACCCACTCGCAGGGGGTGGGGAACATCGGTACGGAGCTCACAGTCTGAATCCTTTATCGGTGGATTTGGGTAGCACGAGGTGCAACCCCTCTTTGGCTCGCGTGACACCTACGTAGAACAAGCGGTGAATATTGTCCGCATTCACCGCATATTCCTTGGCGAATTTGGGGGAGAGGTCCATGAGCAGCAGAACGTGGTCAGCTTCCCCGCCCTTCGCGCCGTGGATGGTGGAAAGACGGATGCGGCCAGACTCGGAGACCTTGCCTCCCCGGCGCAGTACGGAGATCAGGTACTGGCGCTTGTCCTCGGCGATCTTGGTCAGGACTTGGTGCCAGATCATGTCGGTGTTCAGGCCGTGGTCCTTGGTCAGCGTTGCGATGTCGTAGAGCTCGGCGTCGAGGCCTGTCTTGAAGGTCCGGTGGCCGTGTAGCACGCAGGTGGAATCCATGTAGCGGTACAGGCCACGCACGGCGCTGCCGGGGATAGCTTGGCCCTTACGCAGGCGCTCCCAATCCACTACGGCCTGCAGCATCTGTGGCGAGACGCTGGGAACGCCAGAGCGCTCGAACAGAACGCCCATGGATCGCAGCCACTCGTGGATCGGGTTGAGCAGGTAGTTGGTCGTGGCGAGGATCAGCCATTCTTGGTCGTTCAGTGCTACGTCCTCAAAGCGCCGGTACAGCTTGACGGAACCCTCAAATTCTCTGGGCTGCCATGTCTTAGGTTGGCGCTGGCGGATTCGGTGCACGATGGTGTTCGCCAGCGTGTGAACCTTGGCCGGGACGCGGTAGGACTTGTCCAGTACCGTGATCGATCCCTTGGTAGTCAGGAAGCTTTGCAC